ATTATCTTTTGATGTTGGGTAACTAGTTGCCAATTTGTCCTCCGTCCAACAGTGTTAATTCTGTGTAACTTGCGTTTGCATACGATGATGTTGGAGTACCACCGTCTAGACCAATTATAGCAGGATTAGTTTCTAATACGCCAGCATTATTGTTAATGTCTTCAGAAAAGTTTATTGTTTCTTGAAGGTTAACTGTATGTACATTTCCATCATAAGAATGTGTATGCATATAGAATGGGGCGGGATCAGTAGAGCCAGGAGTTAAGTCAACCCACACTGCACCGTTGTAAATTTTAATGTTCTTGCTTGTTACATTAAAATAAACATCGCCAGTTGATCCGCTCAACGGATCTTCTGCGAGTGTAAGTAGATTTAGTAATGACTTAAACTTTTTGGCCATTTGAAATCCTTATCCTATTACAACTACTCTATATTCTCCAGATGCTGGTGCAACTGCAAATTTGATAGTTACAACTGAATCTGATGTATGCTCAACATCTGCCTCTATTTGTGCATATGGTGAAGCAACTTCATAAATAGCAGTCACTATATCTTATGTACCCATATTATTAGTTACTGTAAAAGTTGTTGCTGTAGTATTTAGTGTTGTCTTATATTTTCTTGTTATCTCATGATAATTTGTGCCGTCATTTGTTAATGTCCATTGGTCTGCCGCCTCATTCCATAAAACTTCTACATCTGCAGAGGTTCCACGGTTTACCTTAAGACCAGCATCTGCTGATGGAGCTCCAGTAACATTTGTATTAAGAACAACTTTATTGTCAACAATATTAACTTCTGTTGTGCTTATAGAGTTAATAGATCCCTGAACATCAAGGTTTCCACCAATGCTTAAGTTACCAGTAACTGTTACATCATCTGGCAAGCCAATAGTTACTGCTGCTGATTCTGATCCAGATCCTGAAACTGTAATTTCTCCAGCTGTTCCAGCAATTGTTGAAACATAGCTTCCAGTCGTGTCAGCACCAAGAGCAACTGAGTTTGGCTCAATTGTTGTTGATATTGTAACATCGCCCAAATTGGTCATTGTTGCAGAACCAGTTACATCTCCTGAGAGAGTAATTACTGGATCTTTATTAAGAGATACCTCGCCACCTACAACCGTAAAGTCGCTTGCATCGAAACTTGCTACACCCTTATTTGTATATGTTGCGTTTTCTGCTGAAATTGTAATTCTATTATTTGTTACAGCTACGTCAATTCCCTCTCCGCCAGCTACTGTAAGAGTATCTGTAAGAAGGTCAACTGTATCTGTTCCTGTATCTCCAGCAACTGAAAGATTAGTTGCTACGTTTACTGTTCCAGCTGCAGTCAAACGACCTTGAGCGTCAACTGTAAATGTAGGAATTGCTGTTGTTGATCCGTATGATCCAGCAGTTACTGCTGTATCATTAAGTTTTAATGTTGTTGTGCCTGCGGTATCGTTGTATGTTGCGGTTAAAGCTGTTCCTGCTAATACGGACGAACCAATAATGTCTTGAATTACTTCTGTAGAACCAGATGCAGGTGTCCACTCTGTTCCATTGTAGAAGTAAAGAATGTTTGTGCCAGTATTGTAGTATATTTGACCAGATACTGGATTTGAAGGCGCTGAGCCTAAGTTTTGTATTCTAGCATTGAGCAACTCATTCTTGTTGAGATCAACGCTAACTAAAAATTTTCTTGCCATTTGCTATCTCCTTATGACAGGTATGCTGTCCCTGAAAATGGTTGAGCCATAGTCAGTGTTAATTGATTAGTACTATTGTAGTCTATTCCAGTTTCCAAAATATCTCCTGCACTAGATTTGACGGTAACGTTTGGTTGGTATCCAAGACCGTGACTAATGACAACAGAATATACTCCTAACGCTGGTCCAGTAACTTGAGCAAGTTCCCAAGCATAGGCCAGAGTGTTATTTGTTAAGAATATCTTATTTGATCCTGACCAAGATGAGTCAGAAATTTTTGGACCGTGAAAAGCTGCAGATGTTGTATCAAAATAAAAATCTCCAGTAAGGCCTAAATTTGCTGCTGGGTCTCCAGAACCATTTAGGATTGTTCTTCCTCTTACTCCTTGCGGGCCTGGGGAAGATACTATAACTTTATTTATTTGCTCTTTAACAACTACGGACTCAACCATTAGATAGTTACCGATCTATTTAGGGTAATAAACCCTTCAAGGAGCTTTATTTTATTCGCATTAGAATCTACAACCATAATGTCATATACTGACTTTGGATAAAAAAGTTTGTTTGTTTGTGTTGGTGTAAGGGTTACAGTTAATTTACCAAGGGAGCCATTTATTACAATGCCGCCACTTGGAGATGTTAAAGTTACTGCTAACTTAGTTCCACCTTTTACGTCACGTACCTGCATTTTTGCAGATGCGCCAGTTAAATCAATCGCATTATCATTTTCGTCTTTATATTCTACTACAAAGCTAAATGTTGCATTTTGATCTACTTCGAAATTCTTTTGTCCTGCCATTTGCCATAGTCTCCTAAATAGGAATACTCCTGTACTAATTTTAGCACAGGAGTATTTCTAATTGACTACTTTTTACTTTTTGGTAAATCCAAATGATGCTTCGTTTGGATTAAGAGCCTTAAGTGCAACTGGCACAACTGCTGCCATACCACCGTAGAACAAATCCCTTGGTGTCGCCTGTAATCCTTGGGCCTGAAAAGCAGCGTATACTGCTAGTGATGCTCCTAGAAAATGACGTCCGTAACTTGCTAGTGCTGCTAGAATCTTCTCTTGCATTGTAACCTTTCCGTCTCCATTAAGATCTTCTTTAGCTTTTGCCATTTTTGATCCTCCTTATTTCTAGGCGGGTTGCCTAGGAATTTTGGGTTTTATCCCAATCTTATAATTGTACCACTATGCGCTAATATCTACTAATTCGCAATTTCCATCAGAACTACAGGCAAGTGTTGCATTTGTAGAGGTTCCATCTTCTGTCTCGTAGAATGACAGATCTTCCCAACGAATAGACTTAGGCATTTTTTCAACTAGATCATCGTATTCTGCTTTTGAAACTTCTTGGTATGGAGCTTGCTTATAAGAGTGATCTGAATATGGCAAGAAAGATATACCTGAAAGCTCGTCAAAATGCTTATAGACCCAGGATCCAACTTCCATCCACTCGCTATCATTTACAGAAACTGTAATTGAAGGCTTATGCTCACACCAAGCTCTCTGATAAATTAGCCATAACTCTAGGTGTTCAATTGCAGTAAGGTCTTTTCTAAATGTTGCATGAGCTGGTGCTTTTACTGGAAAAGAAAAAACATCTGTCTCTGTTGGCTTCATGACATCATCTTCAACTGGTATTCCAACTTCTTTAAGAAATATTGAAATTGGATCATTTTTAGATCCACGCACAGTTCTTATATAATACTCAGAATGCCATGGATGCATTCCAGATGAAACTCCAGTTAGCTGAGAAACTGTTCCAGAAGGCTTAACGCATGTTACTGAAGCAGATGGATTGATTCCAATTGCTCCCGCTTCTTGAATGTTTGCCTCTCTTGCACGAGTTCTTAATCTTTGAAGCATATGCTCAAGCCTTGTATAGTTATCTTCTTTTATATGATCCTGATTGCTACAGAGATCAACACAACCTTTGCCGCAAACAAATTCATTTGCAGATCTAGATTTTCCTGAAAAAATTGCATTTCCAAATTGTCCAGTTAAAGACACACCCAAAAGTCTTTCTTCTTCTGTATTTTTTTTCCAAACGTCTCTAATGTACTTAAAGTTAGTAAGGGTTGATTGCCATGTACCAAGGATTGAGGCTAACTCTACTTTTCTTGATACAGACTCTTCGTTATCATCTTCTCTTAATACAACTTCAGATAAATTGCAAAACTGATTTGGCCTAAGAATAATTTCAGAGCATGGGTTTGTTCCATAATGAATATCTGGATCTCTTCCGTATAGTGCCGCTTGCTTTTGTGCTGCTGCAACATTGTATATACCACGCTCTCCTGACTTTGAATCATAAAGAGATTTCCACTCTGCAATAAACTGTTCCATATCTGGCTTTCTAGAATAAGCTACAGAGTTATTTGAAAGAGCACGTTGAGGATTCGTTTCCCACCAGTTACCAGATTTTGCAGAGGCCATTTCTATATCATTAATATTTGAAAGAGAAATCATTGCTGATCTTCTAACTCCTCCAACTACAACAACTTCACCAATCTTGCACATAATGTCGTGGCATTCAATTGGCTTTAACTGTCTTCCTGTTGCTGCTTTAAATTTTGAAATTGTAAAATCAAAAAGGTTTACTAGTGGCTGTGGTCCAGAAGATCTTCCTCCCATAGTTTTAAGTCTTGCTCCTGCTGGTCTAACTTTAGTTACATCAAAAGATGGGATTTTTCCGTCCCAAAGATTTTTTAGTAGCAGCCTGTATGCTGTTGCCCAACCAGACTTAGAGTCTTCTACAACTATTACATCTGATACTTTTTCTAGAGTGTTTGGAATAGAAGGAAGTTTGTTGATGTACTTATATTCAACAGAAAATCCTACTCCAGACCCACACATTAAGATATACATAGTTTCATCAAATGCCCTAGGATGATCTACTGGCAAATAAGAACAGTTGTACCCAGCGACGTTATCTCTTTGAAGGGCGGGACCAGAAGTCATGACAGCTCTCATTGATGGCATTACATTTCTCTTGTATACGGCATCCTTAAGATTTGATAAAAGTATTTCGTCTGGAGTGTAGTTAAAATTTTCTTCTAGGTGGCCAAGCATAAAAGAGAAATATCTATCTACAGTTTCTTTCCATGTCTCTCTTCTATTTTCATCTGGCACCCATTTTGCATATCTAGACATAGCTATAAAATTTTCATAGGGGTTATCTATTAAAGCGCTATTTTCATTAAGTTCAATTAGTGACATTGGCGTCTCCTCAAAATAGTCCGAGGATTGATTAAAGTTTTTTATTTTTGTCATTTTGTCTCTTTTCCGCCCTGATGGCACATAAAATTTAGTAAGAGTCTTATTTTACCAAACTTCTTTATAGAAAGGAAGAGTAAAAAATATTTTTTAAAAAAGCACTATTATTGGTTAACTAGAATAAATATAAGTATATTTTTAGGTTGACATATTGTAAAGTTTAATGGTATTCTTATAGTTCGTTATCTCTATTGGAGGAAATGCCTATGGAGAATATAAAAGAAAAACTTAGCGATGTTTTACATCACTATGTTGCAATATCAGTAGCTGTACTGTTTTTATTTACTGGTCAACCAGAAGTAATACAAGCAGCATCTGCTCTGGTTGTAAAACCAGATGTAAAAACCGAAGCACAACTTAACAAGGAAAAGCTGGAGCAATTCAGCAATACTGTGTGGAAACCATCTGAGTCTTTAACAGATAAAGAATTGGTTGAACTTCTCAAGGCTGTAGGCTTTGAGGGTAGCGCCCTTAAAATGGCGTGGGCTGTAGCTAAAAAGGAGTCTAATGGACGCCCAATGGCTTATAACGGCAACAGTAGGACTGGAGACAGCTCCTATGGAATTTTTCAGATCAACATGTTGGGAAACCTAGGTGATGATCGTAAAGAAAAATTTAAACTGGACAGTAACTATTCGTTATTTGATCCAGCAATCAACGCAGAGATAACGTATTATATGACCAATGGCGGTCAAGATTGGTCGTCATGGAAAGGTTTAACTCCTCGAACAAAAGAGTGGTTAGATAAGTTTCCATCTAAAAGTTAGTTAGGAGTTAATATTAAGATACAATTAGTGTCTCAGTATTTAACTCTGTCAAGGGAAGGCCTTGTGTCAGAGATGGTTTGTCCATTAGACCAAGGTCTTCTCTTTTCAAATCAAGACGATAAAGAAAAAATATTTATTTATTGCTTATCTTGCCAATATAAAAACTATATTGGTAGTGCTGTTTATTCAAAAATGCTGGAAGGTATAAAAAATGCCACTAAAAAATGAATTTGATGAGGCTTTAAGAGCTAAAGTTGCAAGGAATATACCGTGTATACATATGCCTGGCTTGCTTCTTGCAGAAAGAGCTCTTCTTGTAGTTAAAGAATATGTTGAAGAAGCTAAATCTAGAGGACTAGTCACTATTGATGAGTTGCTTGAGGATATGAGAGTAAAAGATGGACAAGCCGAGTAATAATTTAGAAGACAACCTTCCAATGGTTAACTACATAATGCTTCATAGAATATACGACGTATTATGCCTAATAGCGAAATTAAATGGGGGTAGCAATGAGATTGAAAAAATGGTAAAATATCATGAAGATGGATTTTTGCTGGGACCATCCCCAGCATTTAGAGCGGAAGACGGAAAAGATGAACAAAGATAAAGAATCAGTAGTACAACTTATGGTTGCAGTATACGAATCAGTAAATACAAAAATGGCTTTAATGTCTGGAATGACAGAAGAAGAAATTGAAGAAAAAACACAACAGTCCCAAGCAGCAATGACTTACTATATGTCTGAAATTTACGACAAATTAGATCAGAACGATCTATTAATAACTGAATAGTAGTATAATGGTTACATGCCTAGATATCATGCAAAACGGATGTACGGACCATACTTTCCTTGGGATCACGGATCAAAACACCCCGTGCAGGAAATAAAACAATGGAAAAAAGAACATCGTGTAGGCATCTTACAAACAATTAAAAATATAATAAAAAGAATTAATACTAAGTAGAGCTTAGGCTCCTTATATTAATAGCACGTAAGTGCTACAGAAACCCAATTGGATCCGCCTCTAATTGGGTTTTTGTGTTTAATGGTCAGTGTAGTTTAAGTTTAGCACAACACGAGTATTAGTATCTGTCTGAGAAAATCCGCTATGGAAAATGCTGGAATTAAAAACAACTAGCCTATTCTCTACGCTATTTATCTTTTCCCCATTTTCAAATAACGTAAACCCATTGTTTGTGTTTAAATAAAAGATTGCCGTAGTGTGCTTGACCTTGCTATCAGTGTGCATACCACCCTCAATATGAGTGGTAGTCCTTGTTCCAAGATTTGCTTTTACCCTTAATATCTCTTTGGGATTAATTTTATTTAACAATGGCAATAGGTCAGCATAGTAGTCAGATTTTACTCCAACATCATGCCTATACATTAAATTAAAGAACTGAAACTTATCTATACGCCTGACTTCATTAGGATAGGCAATTGCAGGGGTGTAATACCACGGAAAATTTTCGTTATCTATAAAAATACTTTTTATTTTATTGAATTCTTTTTGATTGAGATAATTGTCAAATATTTCTACGTTAGGTGACATATTAGAACTCCATTATTAATGCGAAAAAAGTGCGGCGAAAAGTGAGCCGAAAATTAGAGACCATCATTTTCATCTTCGTATAAACTTCTCAAATACTCCATATGAGCTAGATGTTGTTCCTCAGAGCCAATTTTATGCTCTACTGGTATACTAGCCCATATAATAAAAAAGAGGGCGGAAAGAGGAACATCATAAGCTATCATATTAGTATTATACTCCATCTGAATTACTTTTAATAGGGGTAGGAGTATATTCTTTTCTAAATTGTATTGGTATGCCTTTTTCTACAAAAAGAATTCCAGATCTTGGTCCTTCTCCCCATACTTTATGAGTAATATCTTTAGAAACAAACAAAAGATCACCTGGTTCCATCTTTATAGGATCTTTACCGTCAAGCTCCCAAAATGAATCGCCAACTAATTGTAAATAGCATGAATTTTCAACATCTTTATGGGTAGACATAGTTTTTGGTGAAAGAGATACTACGAATCCATCTATATGCCATTGTTCATCGCAAATGCATACCCCAGTTTGCCAGTCATCGTTAAAGGAACAGTTTTCATTAAATTCAAAGTTAAAGTCGACATTTAGTTTTAAAAGAAAATCTTTAATTTCTGGCATATCAGAAAATACTTGACGTTGTTTTATCTTAATCCATAGAGGATTTATTATCTGCAGCAGATCTGCATTTTTATATAACAGATCTAATACTCTATCCCAGTTTATATCTGTTTCAAAATAATTTTGGATCAATAGGTCTTTAATTTCTCCAGATTTAACTTTTTGTATTTGACTCATTTATATATTATACTCCATGTTTCACGTGAAACTAAGTTGGTCTATATATTGAACAATAGAAAGATAGAGAGAGCAAAGAAGCACAAGGCAATAAACTTTATCTTCTTTTTTCTTGGCCATTCATCTGGCACTTTTACTTGATCCATATTCTACTCCTTTGTAGATTTTAGCCTATTATCTGGTATGCGATACCAAGGATGAAAGTAATTACAGTTACTATGGCTATTGCAATAAGAGTCTTCACTGTTCTATCCCCGTTTTTTTAAAAAGTGAATCTATAGTCTCATCCATAGAATCATCTATTGTTCTGATATGTTCTATTGAGCAGTTTCCACATTCTCTACACATATATCACCTATTTGTCTTATATCTTTTAATTAGTTATCTGGGGATATTAGATTTTAGGAAAGCCCCCCTACCCCCCAAATTTTTTCTTTTTGGAAAGATAGAGAAAGCAGTTCCTGAACATATATCCACAGATTTTATCTGGTACATATTGAGTTTCAGGGTAAGCCCCCCACAAAGCAAACTAAGTGTAGCATTTGTTATTTTACAAAGTCAATGATTTTTCTATAATTAAATTTAAAACTTTTTCAAAATATTTGTCTGGCCAAGTTAGTCCTTCACCATGTTTTTCTTTAACATTTTCTTCAGAAGTAACAGCGTATTTACCAATAGCTTCATAAATTTCTTTTTGAGTTATAACTATCTTAGTATTATATTTTTGTACAGCTACTGCTAATGCTTTTTTAAAATGATCTTCTGTATTTAGTTTATCTGGATGAGAATCAGACCATATTGGCCACGGTTCTGCAAAATAAACATTTTGAAAATAAGGTTTTAACCATTTTATGGAAAGCTTAACATATTGGTCAACTTTCATCTCTATATCTTTATATATAGGTTTTGTGTTTCTAATATCTGCATGCCCAAGAAATAATATTATATTCTGGTCAACTGGAATATTATATCCTTTTGTGTTTACAAATGAAATTTTTCCCAATTTTTTTAAATTTAAAGAGCTAGACCAAAGTCCTTCACAGCCTATTAATTTAACATTGTCGATATTTTTTTTTAGATTATCCATGCTTTCAACATGACAATCTCCAAATACATATAACATTCTTTTATTATATCAACAAAATATTACAAAGGGTCAAGAGATGGTGCTAATTTTTTTTACATGTGTTTCGCAAAGGTTATATTTTACACCCCTGTTATTGATCATACTTGTATATGCGTATTTATCGCAAAATGAACATGTCATAGCTCTATTGTACCACCGCTTTATATTTTAGTCGACTGCTTTTTAGGATTTAAGAAAATGTTAATATATTTTTTACATGTATGATACACATCCTGGGCAAAACGGACATTTCGGATAGTGCGCCCATTATTATTTAGGGGCTTGAGCGTGAGTGTGATGCTAATCACAAAGATTTATTTGCGACACGCCCGAGAAACGGGCATAAATGTCAGTCCCCCCTGATAGACTAAAGATATAAAGAAAGTAAGAAACACTTACTAAGAAAGGTGGTCTCAAATGACTACACTAACAATAACAAAATGCTCACCATTCTCAGAGCATAACCCTATGAAGTCTGCTATCTCTAATGTAGGAGATGAGCAATTCACATTCTGCCAAGACTGCGAGCAGAATATAGAGCGTTGGTATGATGATACCGACCCTGAGCAACTGCCTATGTGGACACGCTGGCGTGTGAGTTAAATCACACCCCACAAGGTGCGTGTCGGCTTGATAATGTCAGCCCACTAGGCTATAATTCCAATATAACAACAACGAAAAGGATAGAAAATAAAATGACAATAACATACACAATATGGGACGGGGTTAATTTCCTCGGATTTCAGACCGCTAATAGCGTAGATGAGATGAATAAGACAGTTAAAGATTTACAAAAGATTTCTAAAAATGTAGTAGCACACTTGCGAAAGGTAGAAACTAACTAATGAACCTAGATGAATATAAAGAAATGGTGGAGGCGCAACGCCTCGCCTCTCTAGCCATAGCACTAGAGGCACTTACTAAATCAGAGGCTATCGCTAAGGAGATGAATAAGTAATGTCATACGCATACTCATACGAAAATAATAGTGTATCTAAATGGGATACCATACAAGGCGATATAGCAGACGCATATCGCCACCTTGATGATGAAGAATTAGAGCAACCGCCTCTAGATGACTTTGATGATGTTGATGATGAAGAATTAGCAAAACTATTCGCACTAACTTGGGAGAACTAATAATGGAATACTTAGAGATAGAATTAGACACCTATGGGTTTATGTTTTCTACCGCCCCGCTTTACTTCAGCGTATCTTGGCTAGGTATCGGTATCGGTATCGTGTCAATAATCGCCTATAAGATTTATAAGAGAAAGAAAAATAAATAATGAATAGATTACTAACTACGCTAGTCCAATTAGCCCTTATAGTGCCCGCCCTATACATGGGGCGCATTGTATGGCATGACTTTATTAACGAAATGAGAGAACTAACTAAATGAAATCACAATTCGAGCAAGATTTAGAAATAAAAGAAAGCTTTATAGATTTACTTAATGATGTTTATCCTACAGTAAAAATCGGATACTCTACATTCACTCCCGCCGAAATTCTAGAATGTTGCGATCCCGTAGCGTTTGCGATTGGGCTAGTAGAGCATGAGGACTACATGCGTGAGGAAGGTCACATAGAATAAACGGCGTGTCGGCTTGACAAGATCAAGCTGGCCCGCAAGATTGCGGGGTTATCCACAGGGTTACGGGGGTTATCCACAACCCCCTGGATTTGCGACACGCCCGAGATTTTGTGAGTTTTATCACACGGCTTGAGCGTCTCATTATTTGGAATTACTGGCCAGTAGTTATCTTTTGTCAGTGCTATCCGCTATAATTGCTACTAACAACAACGAAAGGACAACTAATGTCAGCAAATGTCTATAATGTAGAAAGCCTCTTAATAGGTAAAATGTATAACTCTCGCTCAGTAAGAGGAGAAATAATTGACGCAGAAAAAACCGATAAGGTTTGGTATGCGAATTGCGATACTTATCGCGTTCAGGTAAGGTCACTAAAAAACTTTCAAGATACTTATCGCTATGTAGCAGTAAAGGTCGGTGACTAAATGAAAACTTTTGAATTTCTAACCTACATAAATGTAGAAGCAGAAAACTATGATGAGGCTATTGATGTATTTCAATTTCAATTAAAATACGGAATAAATAAAAATAATGTCTATGTCGCAGACATAAAAGATTTGGAGTTAGCAAATGATTAAAGAATACATTGACGAAAACGAATTTTATTTCATAAAAGATGAGATAAAAATACATTGTGACGAGCAACAATTTAAGTATGTGTGTAAAACACACGGCGAGCAAATGGGTTGCTACTTTTGCGAATTTAACTATGATGAGAATTGCGAGGAACAACACTAATGGGATACATTGAGATTTTTAGGCTTAATGATGAGGGTGCTGGTTGGGTAGATTTATCCGAAGCCACCCCTGATGAACTATTTAACATTGAATTAGGCTTACTTAATGAGGGAGCCTTATTCACTAGCCCCGAAGCCGACTAAATGTCAGTGGCTTAGGCTATAATAGGAAACAACAAAACGAAAGGAAAACTAAAATGAAAACACTAGAAATCGCTAATTGCGAAACTTGCTATGGAAAGGGCTGGCTATACTACGGAGATGAAAACACTTTTGATGTAGAGGCTTGCCAATGTAATCCCGATAATGTCTATGAGGGTATCTAAATGGAAATCTTTATTTGCGATAATTGCTCAACACTTGCCACCTTGTCGGTGGTCGGTGATACAATACAACTAACAAAATGCTTATGCTCAACTAACGAAAGGGAAACTAATGTATAAACTAACTTGCGCTTATGACTCAAATGCTCCTCATTGGGAACAAACCTACGAAAGCGAATTCGGTGCGTGGGAAAACTTTTTCTTATTCACGGATTGGGGATTTGCTGATGAATACGCAACTGTAAATCTTTACACACCTAGCGGAAAATGCTTTACAAAATTATTTTATCGTGAAGGCAGAAAGGTCGTAGTAAAATGATGACACGCAAAGATTATGTCGCTACCGCAGAAATTCTAAAGTATGCTAGCGATAAAACTCACCCCGCTTTATTTTCTAAAATGGTAAATGATTTCGCTGAAATGTTTGCTAAAGATAATGAGCGATTTGATGTAAAACGATTTCACAAAGCGAGTGGCTATAATGTTCCTAACTTCACTTCAAGATAAAGTAAAGCGAATTCAGGAATTGCGTCGCAGTAATGCGGCGCAACCTGTTCGCAATAAAAAAAAATACACACGCAAAATAAAACATAAAAATAAA